AACGAAAGGAGAACTAACTTTGAGCCGATCCCACAGAAACCGTTGTCAAATATCATGAGTTATAGACCCTTGTAAACACTGGAACAGCTGAAAAGGCTCCCTAAAAATGCCCTCCGGGGAAATTTTAAAGACCGCCGCGATATGGGTGGGGGTATGTTTTTTAGACACCCCCCTATACCCCTTTTAGTTATGTACTGGCGGTTTCGGCTTTTGATATCCCGATGAAATCACTTTTAGGAAGCTTTTTCTTTATGTTCATTTGTTTCTGATTTACTTGTAACCTTTCGATAGATATTCTGGAAATCATAACGGATTATCTCGTCAATGGCTCGCTCTACTTCCTTGTTGTTCTCTTCATCCGATAACTGATCCGATGTTCGAGCGATTCGACCAAGGTAAGCAGTTGTGTGATAACCCTTTTCCTCATCGAACATGAACCATTGAGTGAACTGTTCAAATGGATCATAAGGATTATCAAAAGTTGTAAGTGCAAACCTCATCTTACTTAGTTCACTCCTTTCCATTCAAATACTTAGAAACTGTCGAAGAAGAAACCCCAAGAGCTTCCGCAATCTCTGAAGTGCTATAGCCAGATGCGCTAAGTGCAGCGATACGATTCTGTTTAGCTGTGCTCAGAGCAGTGCTTGCACGAGGAGTTGCTCTCTGACGAATAGTATCGGCATTCGTGTTATTCAGAATTTGTGTAAGCTTATTCTCAGAAATTGCTCCGGCCTGGATAGCTTCCCATTCTTTATCCGTAATTTCAATGTTAGATCTCTTGGCTCCTACAGAACTTCTTGCCTGTGCCAGAGCCTGCTGACTAGCCTTCTTAACTTCTGCTTTCGTCATATCCGGATTGTCTTTCCTTTTAGCAGCAACTGTAGCATTCGCCATTGTCTGAGCCTGTCTCTCTCTAGGAGCATTCGCCAAAGCCAAATCCAACTTAGCATTTAAAGACTTTACTTCTTCAGAATAAGTTGCCTTAGCAGAAGCAGAGTAAGCAATTTTGCCTGTACTCATCATCTCCCTACGAGCCTGGTTAGCTAAAGACTTCATAGAATTCGCATAGTCGGCATAAGCTTCTTCCTGGGGGGTACCTGAAGAAAGAGTACGGGCGTCTTTTGTTTCAGCCATCTTTGTACTCTTCTGAGTTCTCACCTGAATTTTTCCATTCTTATCGACATACTCTTCCTTAACAGACTTGTATGACAGCGATCCATCTTCGTTGATTGTCGGAGAGCCTTTTCTCTTAAGAACCTGTGTCTCAGATTTTGCTCTTGAAATTAGAGTAGATGCTCCTTCATGGTAACGACCTTCTGAATCTACATTTCCCTGATACTTCTTCTTAAGAGAAGCGATACCATTGTCGATTTCACTCTGCTTATAATCCAGTTTGTGTTTCTCAGCATCGATTACTACCATACTGTGACGAACCGCTCTCGCTAATTCATCCTGTGTGGCTCCCTTCAAAGTCATATCAGTAATCAGATTCGATACTTTACCCATTTCTGTCTGAGTATTTCTCATAATCTTATACTCTTTACCATTACGATAATAATGGTCTATGCCATCAGCATCTTTCTTAACAGTTCCACCATAAGCATCCTTGGTATCGAAACCTTCCAAACCTTTTAATGGAGAAGTGGAAGTAATCTTTACCTTACTCTTTGTGGAGTTACAAGGAATTACCATTACGGTATCACCATCAAAGTCCGCTCCGGATAAACGGTCTGCATTCTTCTTATTGATACCGATTGCATCCGCCGGTGTATTTCCGAGAACGCTCTTTCCTTCAGCCAATTTATTGTTGACCTTCAGAATAGGAATCTCAAAAGTTCCACCATGCGGGTATCGAATCAAAGCAACTGTTTCTCCATCTTTGTAGTTTGGAGCATACACCTCATTGTCTTTGATTGTTGTTAATGGGAGAATTACCTGATACTTCTGACGAGGTAACGCCGCTGCCTGCAAATGTACGGCGGCCGCATCGCAATCGTCAGCAAATGATTTTAACAGAGCCTTCTTTACAGTGGGGTTTGTTAATGAACAGATTTCATCATATTCTGCCTGCTTATCAGCTTTTGCCAAACCTAACTGCTTTTTGATAAGTGTCAAACTCTGCTTAGAAAGAAACTGTGACGGAAGTGTCTTACTCCATTCACCCCAATCGCCTTCTTCTGCTCTCTTATTGATCAGAGAAAGAGACTGTTTTTTTCCGGTTACAGGATCTGTATACTTACCCTTTGGATCATCGTAATAGCTCTGACCTCCATGCTCCTTAATCAGGGAACCAAACGGATTATCTGGATCATCCTTAATTTTCTTGAGAACATCTTTTGTAGGAGTGCCAGACTTTTTATTAGTGTTGAAAATCACATCAACGCCATCCGGCATATTATCTGAGTAAACAGCCATACCTTTAAGGTAGTGAGTTCCGTCAACCATAATACGGACCTGTGCATAATGAGAATCACCTAAAGACAGGTCTTTCACACCTCTACGGAGTTCAATTACACCATCCTTATCAACGCCACCTTGATCGGCATAGCGGATCTGCAAGCGCTTTGAATCCATGCTGGCCGGATACTCAAAAGATTTTCTGAAAGACTCCCCATTGTCATAGGAGATGTAGTCTCTTACAGAATGGACATTCTCGAAGTCATAAATATCTTTGTGCTCGGTTCCCGGTGGACAAATGACCTTGATATTGGTCTGCTTTCCAGGATTGGTAACCTGTGGAACGCCGCCGCCATAAATCGGATAACCTTCCAATTCCAGCATATAAAGAGCCTGGTTTAGTTTTTCTTTTGACACGCCAAGTTCTCTTTCAACGCCGGTTCCGACATCGATCATTCCCTTTTCTTCAATGAGTTTTCGCAGAACATCCGCAGTGGCCTTAGCCTGGTTCATTCTGTTTTCCGAAGTTTCGTTCAATAAAGAGCGGACAGACGAGTCATTAGCAAATCCCATCTTATCGGCAATTTCATTTAAACTGTAACCTTTTTCACGAAGACCCTTTGCTGTTGCTACCTGAAGAGCACGACGTTCATCTTTAGCGAGGCTCATCTGAGTACGAAGCTGTGTGGTAGTCAAACCCATATTCTTAGCAATGTCTGTTTCGCTCATTCCGGATTTTTTTAATTCCTGAACACGACTAAGAAAATCACCGCTATGCTGATATGGATTCTCTCCAGAACCATAAGGGTAACGCCCAGAACGCCGTGGCATACCATAATGCATTAAAATATCTTCCACAATGGAATTCATAGCTTACCCCTCCTGTTCTCTGATTTTCTTAATCACCTTATCAAAAGTAATAATTCGGTCCATGATTGGAACAATATCTTCAGCCGTTGGGTTATGATACAGAATTTCATTGTTCTGATAGATTCTCAATTCCATTTCAATATTCCCAGGCTTCACTTTATATTCCAAACAAAAAAGAGCGGCATATATTTCAAGCTGCTCCATGTGCGCCGGAATCTTTCCGGTCTTCAAATCGTGAATTCTTAAGAAGTTATTCCGAAACAAAATCGCATCGGCTGTACCAAAACAATTATCGGAATAGTAAAGGATCTGCTCCGGTGTCATCTTAAAGCCGATGGCATCATTCACATACATATTTAATGTCTGCTTCGATTTTGGTAATTTCTGATTGAGCATGATGCACTGTGCTGCAAATGCATGTAATACAGTTCCTTTTTGTGTGGCAAGGAAATTTCGATATGCTTCCGCAACTTTATCCTCACCATAATTTATCCAGTGATATTTACTGGCACCAAGAAAGGCGTGTTGTCCTTCAAGGTTCGAATGATTGTTGAAGTTCATCCAGTACCTCCTCTTTATTCTCTGGACATATAAATCTTGAAAACGACATCTGATTCATACGATCCACATAATATTCCTGATTCGGCTGCTTCTTTGCGCCAGCGCTTTTTTTACATTCTAAGGAAGCCCATTTGTCTTTGTGAAGAACCAGCAAATCTGGAATGCCCTGAATGTAGGTCGGGTCATTTTTCATCACGATACAACCCGGAAATCTTTCTTTCAGTTCCTTGATCAAATTTGCCTGGAACTTATTTTCCAACATAATGGAGTCTCCTTTCAATTTTCTAAAAACTCAAAAGAGGATGTGGTATTTAATAAAAATGCCTATTTATCCTCTCTCTTCATAAAAGGGCATGTTTTTTTCGCGCGCAAAAAAGAGCATAAAAAAAAGACAGAGACACGATTAAGCATCTCTGTCCAAATATGTAGTTGTCAGCTGTTATTTCTTAAATACCGGATCAGTATCCAAATCAACCATAAGCCACCGGTACACAATGTAAGAATCACATCAAGGATTAACCCAGCCGTGCTACGCTTTTTCTTTCCACCTTTACTCATCTATCGTTTCTCCTTTCTCAGCTTCTATAGCTTTTCGATCTTTCTTAAATATCTTTCCTAAACCACTCTTAGCAGAATCCATAGTTTCAGAAACACTTTCTTTCAAACGTTCTTTCTTCTCCTGCTTCTCAGCGGCCTTCTGTTCTTTAGCCTCCTGTTTAATACGAACGTCATCATCAAATATCTTTTGGCTCTCCTCGATAACTTCAGCCGTTATGTATCTCAGACAAACAGTTGTACCGACTTTCACCTTAGCGCCCTGCTTAGGATTTGAGTCTATGACTTGGGTATCCTCGTAATCTCGATACTTTGGATCTGCTTCTTTCATACGAAGCTTACTCTTTGAAACTTTCAAGCCACGTTCGGTTAATAATTCTTCAGCCTGTTCCAGGTCTATCGGAAATCCCTTACGATATAATTCTGGAATGATAACTTTCGTATCTATTTTTTCAGTCGGTTTATTCTGTGCGTTATCTATTGCTTTTTCGACCAAAGGTGTAACCGCAGTAATCAAACCGCCAACAGCTCCGATTGCTCCTATGACACCCGAAATATTCTTATTCGATTTCGTTCCCATACAATCACCCTTTCCATACTTAAGTAAGAATTTAGGGCAAATAAAAAGTGCGCCCCAATTTGAGAGACGCACCGAAAAAGCGCATCTCTTATTGTTGCCACACAATCCTCTTCGCCGTTCAAGGGTACGAGTAAAAGAGAATACACTTTTTACCAAAGTTATTCCCTCGAACGCGATTTCATTATTAGATTGTGTGGCTCTTATAGTATAGCATGAAGCACACAAAATGGAAAGTGGATTCTGTAGCAGGATCCTATGCCACAAGCATCTTAGCACGCTTTGCCATATCATCGTAAATAACCTTGGTTCCATCTTCCAAATATACGACAATGCTCATGTAGTTGTACGGACGGTAATCCTGGGCTTCTTTCGATAACCGCGGATACACCGATTTGAAATTATTGAAAATATCTTTCCATGTTACCTTTCTCTTTACATTCACGGCAAACCTCCTATCGGATACAATCCACCAAATGGATATCCACAATACGAAGCTCCGGCACCTGAATAAAAATCCCTAGGAATGGTATAACCGAACATCACATCTTCAAAAGATTGATACGGCGGATTATCAACCCATAGCCATTCTTGTGATATGGCAATTTCATTTTTCATCGTCACATGTGCACCATTCGGAATATCTTTATTCACTCGTAAATGATACGGAAAATGTTCGCACAACCAATCCTCGACCAATTTCTTATCGTAAGTCATAAAATCACCTCTTTCTTGCTTCTGGTCAAAAACCCACTTTTATTCGCCTATTACTATATATTTTTAAACTTTCTATCATAATAGTTTAGTATTAAAAGTGGGAAAGTGGGCATAAAGCCCGCAAACCCGCATAAATACTGGGTTTTTGCTGGTCAAATCCGGGTTTTTGAAAGTGGGCAAAACCGGGCAAATGGCCAGAAATTTGACCAAAATTCATAAATTTTCTCCAAATTGACACCGATTTTTCAGTTCTGGTCAAAAATATCCGGGATTTGGTCAAATCCTAAAACCAAAAAGTGGGCAAAAAAATGACCTGTTACTACAAAGATTTTTAACCTAGATTAGCTGAAATCGGTCAGAAATTCCGTCTCTGATAGGGCAAATTGCGCTTCACAACAGGCTTATAATTGTACGTAGACATCTTAGAATCCGGCACACGCCTTACAGATTTAAGCTTCCGACCGGTGCGAATTTTACGATTCTCTTCCTCAGAAGCATACATACGTCCGAAGGCTTCACGCAAATCTTTAGCCAGTTTCTCCATCGGCTCCAAAACTTTGTTCCACGCCTCTGCCAAAGTTTCGCACGCTTTCTGTAATTCTTCCATAGTCATCATCTCCTCGCCTACCTCCAAACCTTTCCAGTTCTTTTATCCTTCAATACAACTCGTCCCTCGATATGGAAATCCGCCAATTCGCAAAGTGAAAACAGGGTATTCAGTAACTGATGAAATCTCATGTCATCCTTGTCCTGTTCCTGCTCCACATTCTTAATCGCATTGTAAGCTGTCGGATCATTGTAACCCTCTGCATTTTTTCTGTCATCCTTAGCTATCATCTCTACCTCCCCATCTCATGGAATCGTCCATCCACATTGCAGCATTCATAACAGACAGAACAATATATCCACCAAAAATAAGAATAACTGCCAAAGTGATAATTCCTAAAATTAAATATCCCATTTACTTACCCTCCACTTCTTCTAATCGCACACCGCCGTACACCCAAAGATCTTCTTTGAGTTTGTCCATATCCAACTCATCGTTTTGCCACTTTTCATAATATTCGAGAACATGCTCTGTAAACTCCGGAATCCGCTTTGCATATGTCTTTGTCCAATAATGATCCATCAGCACTTCAAGCGGCAGAGTAAGCAGAAGAATCATCGCCTGATTGATAGCATCATTCGTAGCCTCCTGCTTAACTCTATCCAGTTCACCAGATATCTTTTCTCGAACCAGGGCATCTAACTGAGCTCTTGTCAGATTGTATGTAGCGGTCTTAGCTTTCTGCTCACACTTCTGTGCTCTTCTCCTCTCAGCCCGGCCCATACCGCCGCCTCCTTAATCCATAATGCAGTTTTCTCTCGATGCAAAGAGCATAATACCCACCATCAAGGCAAATAAAAAGAACGTTGCATCCCACTCGATCGGGATTGTCAACGCTCCAAGTATGATAAATATAATTCCGTATATCTTATTCTTAATCAAGTCTCTTCTCGACATTGTCTTTCTCCTCTTTTGACTTCGCGATGCCAGCTGCTACATCATCCATTTTTATCATTACTCCGGCTTCTCTGAACCGTCCGTATGCTTTGGCTGTAGCACAATGCTCAATACACTTCATAATGCGATCAACTAAAGCGTAAAAACACACATAGCCGATAAGAAACATGATGATAATCTGAATAACTGTAAAATGCATAAGTTTAATCCTCCGTTTTTCTTTTATAGATATAACCATTGCTACTATTTCTAGCCGCTCCCTGTAATGCGTTAATTGAATTGAGATCTAAACCAGATGAAGACATAATAATCTCAGAATATGGCAGTGTCTCGATCCACTTGCAGAAATCACACCACTCATCCAGCTTATGTCCTCGACGACTCTTATAAATATTTGCCAGAACTTCATAATTCATCATGACATTGCGTGTTTGATTATAGCTGCTCGGGAGAAGCTGAATCATCTGCCACCAAATATCTTTCTTGCTCGGGCACCCTTTAATCTCAAAATCATCTGCGTTATATTCAATATATAATTTTCGATAATCGTTTAACGCCTTTATTGTTTCTTCCAGTAATGCTTTGGTGCGGATATCGAGATGCTCACAACTGAAATCATCCATTGTAAATTCCTTAGCCTGGATTTTATGCATGGTACTACAGCTGTTGGCAACAGTTCCGACTTTGTAAGTATCAAATTCTTTCCACCAATATAACGGTGCTGTGATCCTTACGTACACCGGCGACATTCTCATAAATTTTCTATGATCTGTACCAGCGTTAGCTAAGCGTTGCATTAGTGAGCGATCGTTCTCTCCAAGATCGAATCCTACAATATCGTATCCAGCAGTTTCATACTCACTATCACTCTTCCCCCAGCTGTTCATCGGGTTTCTCATGCCTTCGATAATAAATCTCATTTGTTCCGGACTTGCCAGAACCACATGCTCTAATTTAATCATTTTTATTCTCCTTTCAGAATATCCAGATCCCCACCAATCTGGATTATTATGCTCCTGTGTTCAGCATAGCCCACGGTTTTAATTACTCTTCTTCCTTCTCATAAGGAATCTGGATCACATCTCCACCAGGAACCGTGACCGACTGCATAAGCTGACCGGTTTCCTCATCGAAGTAAATGTTATCCATTGCGTTATCCCACTCTTCGAACTGCTCAGCGATGTTTCTGCCTTTTTCCTTACGCATGTTGATAAGCTCGTCATGAACCACACGTCTCCAGGATCTCGCAATTTCCATACGGCTTTGAGCAAGGATGTTGTACAGACCATTCTCAGTCACAAAGTTGACAGAACGTCTCTGACCTGCTACTACTAAAGGTAGTTTCAGCTTCTCATCCTCTTCACACATTTCGAGCATTCTCCACTCGTTACCGCTACTGTAGCCGATAGCATGACTAATATCTTTTGCCTTGAACAGCGGAGCATCCAGGTCTCCGTATACATTGAGGCGTTTCCCTCCAAATGAAATACTTCCAGCAATTTTAATCTCTTTACTCATCTTTGTTTGTTCCTTTCTCTTTGTAATTTAACGTCTACAGCCTTCTGCAACTCTTCTGGTGTAATATTAAAAATGGACTTAAGGAATTCCAGGCAAATATAAGCATCTGCCATCTCTTCCAAAAGTCCAATTCTGTTATCATACCCTCGAATCTGTTTACTGATTGCTTGCGTAAGTTCTACGAATTCCTCCATAGCAATCGTACACTTTAATTTCCACGGCTGACTCTCAACGCTTCTTCTGATAATTCTTCGCCGCTCTTTATCTGACAATTCGATATTGCTTTTCATGCACTGGACAAATCTATTTCGATCCATCGGTTTCCCCCATCCGAGCTTTAGCAGCGTCCTTTCGCTCTTTGTACTCCTCTTCGTCGATCTCAGCAAAGCCGTTCGGAGCTTCTTTAAAATATCTGTTAATTGCTACCTTGTCCATGGACGGAGTGATTACGTACAGAATACCTACGGTATCGTAATCGCCTTTCGCTGGATCTACAAGGAAATCCTCCGTATAAATCTTAAAGGCTCTATCAGCCGGCATATAAGGCATAGTGATCGGATACAGTTCGTCCATAACAGTATCGATCAGTCCACTGTGATATGGAGCATCCGGACAGTTGATGTTCACGCCATGATAGCGATCCACGTCTCTGTACTTAACCGTGCCATCAGCATACACGTACTTAAATAAGGAAGACATGCGTTTGCACTGATAGTTACGCTCTTCACCCTTCAGACCGCTCATATCAGAAATATCACTCCATACCTCGTCGATATCCTCAATCGGAAGAAGCGGCTTGTTGTTGATGAGACGGTTCAGAATAGCCTTAGTCAGACCAATGCTGAAACCGGAATGACCGTCATTGCACAGAGAGCCAAAGGCTTTCAATGCGCTTTCATAACAAGCACAACCATAATCCCATTCCCCGTCTTTTCTATCTGGATTCTCTCGACGGCAAGCAATAGCTACCTCATTTTCAGCCCAACGCTCCATGCTAGATTTTTCACGGCAGGAACCGATAGAGCGGTTGCGATCGTCTATGTACTCATTTGCAAATATCTTTCTGCAATTTCCGCCAAATGCTTCCACGATTTCTGGAAGGTTGTCGTTTACAGCATCGAAGATCAGTCCGTGCTCTTTACACCACTCCACAGCCTCTTTGGTCTGCTCCTCGTTTCTGGATGTCCAAAGGATCAGTTTTTCTCCGTTAGCCTGTCTTTTTTTCAGATACTCGATAAGCTCCTCGTTCGGCATACCAATCTCAGGCCATTTGTTCTCACATAAAGTTCCATCAAAATCTACTGCAATAATGTTCTGTTTCATTTCTAAATTCCCCTTTCAGTTTTCAAGCCATTCATTATCAATATAGTAAAAACCAAATACACACAGTCCAATAACAATTATCCAAATCACCCAGAATAACCATAGTTCCCAATCGCTTTCCAAATAATCAACAGTTTCGTCAATGGTGCTGTTTTCATAAAATGAAGAATTATCAGATATAGTTTTATCCTGTAATTCGGTAAATATGGTTCCTGTATATTCCGTGCCAACTCCATAATATTTATGCCGGACATGGCTCGATTCTTTTATAGTGTCAATATGTTCGGTACTTGGAAACTCTACCTTATTTGAGGGAAAGATATGCCCTAAAAATGTAATTTCCAAACAGCTTTGTTCTTCGCTACCAGCATAATCCCAAGACCAATAAGTTTCCGTTCTGGTATGTGTCTTTCCTTTGGAATCGGTTGTGGTGACGGTTCGTGTATGCATATTGTAATGTTCCTCTATTTTTTCTATATACATATACTCCCCGTTAATTTCTGGATATGAAACAGTATCCACAGCCTTCAAATCTCCATAAACGAACGCATAACCGACGTTGGTTCTCATCCCATATTCAAACAGATCAGAGCTTTCGATTTTAATAGCTTTATTATACTTTTCGTTCCGATCGAGAATATAGTTTGAAATTCTCCCAGAAATCACAAAACCAATGAGAAGCATCGCTGCAATTATTGATATGCTTGCCAAAAACTCACGCTTAGTAATTTCAAAATCTCCAAAATCAAAGCCTCTGTTCTTCATAGTATCAGTCTCCAAATAAATTTTGAGGCGCATCTACCGGAGCATCATAATCAAGGTACTGATACTGCTGCATTTCATATCCTAAAATGTTTAAAAATAATCTAGTTGGGAATTTTCTAGCATAGCGATTGTATTCTTTAATCTGCTTGTTATAATTTTCTCTATACTCAGCAATTAAATTTTCCGTAATGGATAACTCATTCATCAGTTCCTTGTAATTTTCATTGGATTTTAATTCCGGATATGCCTCTGTAACAGCAGCGATCGCAGTGGTTACATTTTCTATACTGGTTGCTTTTTCCCTACCCTCGACAATAGCTGTAAGTGTTTCAGCCTCATGCTTATCGTATTGTTTGGCACAATCCGCAAGATTGTAAACAATATCGACTCGTCTTTTTTCTTGAACTTTAATGTCTGAATCCGCAGTGTTGACCTGTTCCTCCAATGCGAATGCTTTGTTTTGTGCTCCCTGAATTCCAAAAATACACATAAAAATAACCGCGACAATCCCAGCGGCCACGATAAGTACCAGTTTCCAATTTTCTTTAATTGCTTTCATCTCTACTTGTCCTCCTTAATAATCCCGATAAATTCCACTCGCTCTTCTGCCAGACTTACGAAATACCTTTTTCCCTTATAATCGACGATGTCACCCTCGTACTTATAATTCTTGTCCGGCTCCGAAGCATACGCTAAGATGTTTATTTTTGTCGTTCTATTCATAGCTCCTCCAAATATCAAGCTCCAGGTTGCATGGCTGATTGATCCGCATACTGCAATGCCTGAAGTTTTTTCTTCATATTGTCTAAAATATACTCGACTGTGATTTTCGTTGTCTGCGCCAGTTTTATATACTTAGAATGTTCCTCGTACCACTTGAATATCTCATAGAGATTTCCACTCTGCCAACTGAATGACCACCAATCGCAAATCATCTCGATGATGTAATCGTATGGCATTTCCAAAACGGTCTCCAGTTCGCCACCTTCCATATCATCATGAATAAGAATCCAGTGCTGCCAATGATGAGGATTTCTGTGAATATGAAGTAACCATGCTCGCTGATATCGCTGTACAACCTCATAAGAGCGATTATTTCCATAGAAATATGCATCGTATGCCTCATACTCATCCGGTTCGTTTTTAGACTGATCATGAGCAAATTCTGTATTCCACCCGGCGGTTAGGGTGTTTGTCATAAGTCCCGGTAAATTTTTAGAAAGCCAGTCGAACCCCCTTTTCACATTAGCTCGATGCCTAGCTAAATATTGATCGTATTGAAAACTCACTTTTGGCCCTCCTTCTTTTTCTTTGTTACCAGCTTTTCATAAAGTTCTCTCGCTTCATCTCCCTGGAAAGCATTGATAATCTCGACAGACTGATTCATTCGTTTTCTTCCTACAACCATTACTCCAGTGTCATTTTTGTTTGAAAAATCAACACTAACTAAAATACTATCTACCATTTTCAGCCTCCTTCCAGTAAATAGGTTTATCCGAATTTGCGTTCATCGGTTCTGCCAAACAGTCATTACAAGGATCAAATTTTTCTTCGAGATCCTTATGTTCGCAGGTTTTGCAATAGGTTTTGAAATCAACCTCTTTGTAAATATTTTCCATTGGACACCTCACATGTAATATCTTAACAAAATTGCATATAATCTTTGTTGATAGTCACACTCTATTAGCAGACTGTAAAAATCTTCCGCAGACATACTTTTCAACTTGATAGATAAAATTTTTAAAAATATCCACAGATTATAAATCATTGTCTCCACTTAACAAACCTCGTTTCATTAAATGTTTTCTTGTCCTTCAATGCTTTACTGATGGCAAGATCAATACCAGACCTGGATTTCAAATGATAGTAATACAGATCCGTATATGGTGTATTCATCCTGTCTATTCGACCAGCAGACTGTGCCATGATCTTATACGAATAATTCTGAGAATAGAATATAATCGTGTCCGTCGTAATACAGTTCCATCCTTCAGCCCCGGCATTGTACTGAACTAAATATACCCATGCATCGCTAGTCGGCACTGGCTGATGTTTGTGACCGTTCCACTCTCCGACTTCGTATCCAGAGAATATCTCCTTCAGAAGCTCAAGCTCATAATCGAAATTGTAGAATATAATCGCTTTCGGATGCTTTTCCACAATTTCAAGTAAAGCTATTTGTCTGGACTGATCGGTGTTTACAATCTTTCTCCACACATAGCACAGACCGGCAGCATTGATAATTGGTTCTTTTTTAAACGGGTCCCATCTGGTTTTTCCGACATCTTTATACATTTCGATATTGTACTTGACATAAATATCCTCATGGTGCGAAACCGTCTGGCGTTTGAAATCCATATTCACCAAGATTTTGTTTCGCAATCGAATCAATCTACCAGTATTCAAATATCGGTCAACTTTAGGAAATTTGCTGAAGCGACTATAGACTATATGCTCTCTTGTAAATTCGCTTCGGTTTTTATAAAATCCGTTAGCCACAAACACCGGAATATAATCCTGCCACGTATCACCAGGAGTTGCGGATAGTAATATCCACTCATTTACCTTGGCGATTTTCAAAAATGCTTTAACCCATGTTCCAGAGCCTATGACACGCTGCTCATCGAATATAAAGAAAGCATCTTTGACATCTGCATACTTCTTGATGTTGTTCCAGGAATCAATCACAACCTTATTGGTATATAAATTCTCTTCTTTATCCGTTGATAATAGAAATGGTGAGAGTTCCTCTTCCCATTCAAAGGTATCTCGTTTCCTAGCGGTTGTGATTATGTACAAATCCTTAATGTTCACATCGTCCATTGGAACATACTCATCCGTTCCAAGCTCTCCGCCATTTCGAACATAATAGTAGGCCAGCGAAGTTCTGGATTTTCCACTACCAACACCGCCACAAAGTATGCAGCCGTTTCGCATTTGCCGTACAGCATCTTCCTGATAGTCCCGTAATTCTACGCCAGCCATTACACACCTTTCGTGACAAATCCATCTTCTACCTCGACTTCGTAGCCATCGCCATCCAGATCTGCTTTGGGACCATACAAGAGCATACAGGTTGTTATGGTTTCATCGCTCTGATTCTCTGAATGATAGAACTTATATAAGCAGTCCAGCACTTTTTTAGTGATAGATAATTTACGGCAATCGTATACAGCTTTGCTTACATCAGAAATCCCAATGATTTTAGCAACGTTGTCATAAAGCTCGCTGATGCCGCACGTACACTGCTCTTTTGGAATAGAATATCTTTT